GGCATCCTTTTGAAGCTTCCTTTCCTTTTCAGATATTAATAAATCGTTTAATTCCTTCTCTTTTTCAAGCCTTACAACAGACCCAGCGTCTAATAACTCAATTTCTTTCCTAAGTAATTCTACTTTGTTATCAAATCTGTCCTGATCTAACTCCTCTAAAGCTTCATTTAGTTTCTTCTCACTGTCTAAAGTATCGTCCTGAAGTAATTTGTTTTGAGCCTCAATATCCTTTCTAAGCTCTAAGGCTCTTTGATCGCTTTCTGCCAACTCATCAGCTATCAATTTATTTGCCTCAATTTGCTCCTTCCTAATTTTAATAGACTCCTTCAGTCTTTTTTCCTCTATTTCTCCAAGGTCTAATTTTCGTATTGTGTTAAATATTTCTTGGCTATCTTGTTCTGCAACCAATTTATCAATATCTAAACCATCCAATTTAGCCTTTGCAATCTCCTTTTCGTTTTCAGTTAAATCATTATTAATATCAATAGAAGCTTTAGCCTGTTTAATGGTTAATTCTGTAGATGTATTAATTAAATCTTGACTGTCTTTTTGGTTGGCTTTAAACGCTTTTAAACGATCCTCTTGACTTCGTTTGTCGTTCCCGATTATCTCCTCATTTTTAGCAAATTGAAGCTCTGCAAATTCCTCTATAATATCAAGTCTTTGCTCATAATCATCTCTGAATGTTTTACGGTTCTTTTCGTCTTGATCCCTTTGGAAAGCTAAAACCTCAACGCCTTTATCTACTCGCTCGGTGAACGCCTCAGTAAATGCAGTCTCATTTTCGGCATTAATCTTGAACGCTATTCCTCTATCTTTCAGAACTGCGTTTAATTGCTCACCCGTTTGTATGGCTTTTAATTGATTTTCGTCTAATACTTTGGCAATTCTTAAGTCTTGTTTTACTGCCTCAATCGTTAACTTTTCTTTAGTTATTAAAAGGTTTCTCTCTAAAGTAGCAAACTCCACCGCTGCCTCTTGGGATTTCTTGACCGCAATAGCTCTTGTTTCGAACCCTAACGTATCATCATCACTAATATCCTGTAATATCTGTCTACGTTCTTGTAGTCCCGCTAACGCTCTCGTTTGCCTTTCTATGGAGATCTCAGTATCTGCTTGTAGTTGTAGGTATTTTTGTTGAGCGTCTATTGCTGTAGTTATGGCTTCTCCATTACCTTTAAAGGCATCTGCAATTATTCCAGCTCCTTTCGCTAGAGTGTCACCGCTTTTACTTAATTCAGTTTGTTCATCATTAAGCGTTTTAATCTCCTTATTAAGTGTTGCAATCTCATCTGAATAATCTCCGAAAACGTCCTTACCTTCAGCTATTGTTAGTAATAAGCTTTTATAGCCTATCTCTACAGACAAGAACGCTGATTTTAAACTATCAGTAATTGAGAAAAATATAACCTTTGCCCCTTCCCATGATTTAAGTAACGCGGCAAAAAATACTCTAGCCGATTGTGTGAAGTTAGCAAAAGCCTTTGCGCTTTCTAGGCTCGCCTGTCTTGAGGTTCCTATGAACTCTCCAATTTTAGCAATGACTGCAATCAGTAAACCGATACCTAAAGCCTTTGTGGCTTGCCCGAATTTCTTACTAGCTTTTTCAGCACTTTTTGTAGCCTCCTCAACGTCTTTTATTGACTCTCTTTGTTCGTCTAAGGCTTTTTTTAGTTTCTTTGCGTCCTTGGTGTTCTTTTTCCCTTGAGAAACAGAGTCCTTATAAGCATCTGTTAAAATTGCAAGCTTCTTTTTTTGATCCTCAAAAGAGTCTGTTAAGTCTTCAAAGCTCTCTTTATAGTTACCGATGTTTATTTTATTCTTAATAAATTGATCGGATTGATCTTTTAGTAAGTCGTCTAATTTTTCGATTTCATCATTAGCCTCCTTTAGCTTGTCGCTTCCTAAGTCTAATTTATCAGCCTCTTTTCTTAATGCGCTTATAGTCTCCTTTAACTCCCTCCTTGTGTCTATTGATTTTTGCTCTAAAATCAATTCTACTTCAATATCTTTTTTTCTTTGAGCAGCAGCCTTTCGGGTTATTATGCTTTGTTTTATTTCCTCGTCAGTAAGATCAATGCTCTTTTTCTTGACTTTGTTGTTCTGCTCCTCAGCTTTTTTCTCGTCCTTAGCCGTCTTAATAGCTGCCTGTTTTAGCTTCTCCTCTTGCTGCAGTATTTTTAGCTCCTCCTGTTGTAGTTTTTTGGTTTGAACGCCTAGTTTTATTAAGGCTTCATCTGTTTTTTGACGCTCTTTTACTAAATCAGCACTTTCTTGATAGGCTTTATTAAGCGACTCAATATCTTTGGCGTTACCTAGGTTTAAACCTCCTTTATTTTTAGATAGAATATCGCCCATTTCTTGAATGACCTTCAAATTCTGACCGAATAGGTTTAACAATGCCTCAGCTCCTTTTTTAGCCTCGTTTATACCGTCCGCTAAACCAGTTGTTTTTATTTCTGTTGCCATTACGCTGCTTTTCTACTTTCGTTTATTCCTATTAATTGAGTGTAAAACTGACTTACAACTACTTTTTTAGTATCTACAAACCCCCCAATTGATGAGCCTACTGTAGCAATGTCTTTTTTGGACTCCTTTTTAGTGTCGATTTTTAATGATTTATCAATAGCGTCTAGTTTCATAACCCGTAATCGCTCTTCCATTACATAAATATTATTCAAAAGAAATCTATCACCTGTTTTTATAAACAAAATATTAGAATCAACTATCTTAGAAATTAATTTTACCTCTTTTTTAAGCCCTGTAGTTTGCCCAAATTCAGTAAAGAACTCGGTTATAATGTCTAAGTAAACAGAGTGCAACTCCTCAAAGTCAACGCCCTCAGTTGATCCATGCTTAGACTCGTCTTTAAGTAAATAACTTAAATCTTGATTGTCCCTACATTTAAACCAGTTGTATACTGGTAGATTATGTATTGAATCAAAGTGATTTTTCTGCTTTGTCCCAAACAGCTTTTTCAATAAGTTCATTTGCTATTATTAAATTTTCATCATTAAACCCCTCTAGATCCTTTCCATACCTAGTCTCTAAGTCCTTGTCTCCCTCAGTAGGATCGGAGTCAATAAATATATTACCTGATTTAGTGCCTGATACTTCATAGCTATCATAGTAATCTCCAGTGTCAAATAAATTAACGTCTCGAGCTCCTAGCCCTTTTAGAAACTGTGTTTCTTCTGAATAATCTCCTCCAATGTCTGCTAAAAATTCACCCTTTGCATTTTTGAACTCTCTTAATTGATTAAGGTTTAACTCCTCCAAGTCCTCATGAACCTCATTAATAGCATCCTGAAGCATCTTTTCGGTGCTATTATTTACTAAATATCGGGCTATATCAAGAACATCAGCGGACACACCTACAATATAACTAAAAAAAGGCTCAAGTTTTAAACCTGAGCCTTTTGATTATTTATTAGATTTCTTCAGCTTCACACAATCTTTGTGTACTTCTCTTAATCTCTTCTCTGAAGCTCTACCCTTGAATGTTAACAAAAACTCTGATAGCTTCATATCAGAATAATGTTCTGGAGTTATACCCAGCGTTTTCGTAACCTTCATTATGGTATCACAAGAGTAACAGCGTCCGCAACATATCCAATCTCACTAAGTGCCGTTCTTGCTTTAGCATAAGCAACGATAGTATTTCCAGAAGGAGCCGTTGGAATAGTAAGCTTATAAACCCCGTCAGACAATTCGTCAACACTTGAAACCGTAACACTAGATAAAGCCGAATCCGTAACATCCCAATCTGATGGAGTAGTTGCGCCAACTAAAGGAGTGAAATTATCAAACGTTCCATAAGTTACATTGAAAGCATCTACAAACAATTCAGTTACTGAATTTGTTCCATCTCCTTGAACTAAGTCCATACCGATCATAGAGTTTGCAGATCTCATGTCACCCTCAATTTGAGCTGCAGATAATGTCAAATAACTACCCTCAACTACCTGTCTACTTAACTGGTAAGTAACGGCTGTATAAGCGTCTTTAGCTGGAGTTGCTTCAAATGGAGTTGCGTTAAGCGTTCCTTTTTGAATCATTAAAGGATAAAACTCACTACCATCAGCACTTACTTCACCCGCCATGTTACCAGCTTCATCAATCTTAAACGTTGATTGCTTGTTACATTTAGCTTTGTTGATTTTTGCTGCCCACGAATCAGGAACCTCCCATAATTCAGCAAGAAATATTCTTACTCCGTTTCTCAACGTCTTAATCGTTCCCGTTGCCGACTCTTGAGTTTGGTTGTCTGTTCTTGACGGTGCTACCTCCTCGTAAAGGTCTGGAGTAATGTTCCACCTTTTAGTTGGGTCCGCTTCATTAAACTTGTCCAACAAGAAAGCAAACGGTAATTGTCCGTTTACCATGTCCGTTGCCTTGATGCTGTTTCTTTGACCGTCCCCGTCAAATGTGTCCATGAAGATATCCTTTACAGATAGTCCGTACCTTTCGATACATGAAGGAACTCCGATTGCTCCCATGCCTCCACCACAAAGACAGGCGAAATTTGTTACTGATGCCATTTTTTCTTTTTTTTAAGTTTTAAATATTTAAGTACTAAAGATAATCATTAAAAGCTAACATTCAACACACTTTATTGACCATTTTTTTATATCGATGTTAATATCAAGTTCAACACCTGATAAATTCTCATCAAATATCTTCTTTGTCCCGTCTGTTTTGCCGAATCTTAATCTGTTTGTTACCGTGAATTTTTTGGCTTTTCCTGAAACTTTTTTTTCTAAATCCAATATAAAAGCGTCACAAAGGTTTATCATTGGCTCAATACAATTTAAACGATGCTCACCCTCTAACCATTTAGGGTCATCAGAAGCGTTTAAAAAGAATAGTCTAACCCTTGACGCTGCAATGTTACCCCCTGTAGTTGTGTCGAAAACCGTTGGAAAGTTTTCTAAAAGCCATACAAAAGGGTGTCTGTTTAATTCTGATTTACGAGCCATTAACTCATTGTTTGTCCCTCTTGGAGTGTCTGGAATAAATAAAGGAGGAGGTAAAACAAAATCATCCTCCAATACTGGAGATCCTTTAATTGTTAAAGTGTTATCCTCAACAGACTCTACCGTGTACTCATTCCCATTTACTTCAAAAATAGAACAGGTGGTTAAATACTGTCTATTGCACGTTAATATTACAAAAGTCCCATCAGCGTTATCAATAAAAGATTTTACGCTAACCTTAATTACCATTTCTGATATTAGTTTACGTAAAATCTTTACTATGTCGTACTCTCTTATCATTCGTTTTTTTGTTTAAACAGGCTCTTGATCCAGTTGTCACTAATTACTAATAAATAACCACCAATTCCAAATATTCCAGTTTCAACAGACGCCCACGTAATAGAGTTATCAGATCTGTAGGTTCCGTAAATTAAGAAAGCCCCAAATAAAAACATTAGCGTCCCCAATATTGTTGAAATTGGACCCCCTTTAATGTTGCTGAATAAACTTAAAAACTCTTTCATAATGTTAGTAACTATAAATTGTATTAAATACCTCCTTTTCTGAGTACGGCTTAAAGATAAAATTGGTGGTGTTAGATTTTTCAAACTTACCCTTGATTTCTTTAGTGTTAAGAGCCGTTAAAACAACTCTTTTAACTTCGGGGAACTCTTTTGATATCACCTCCAAAACACCCGCGCCGTCAATAACTGGCATTATATAATCGCAAAAAACAATGTCTATATTTTCCGAACGCATATAAAATAAAGCTTCTTCTAAATCCAGAGCAGTAAAAACAGTGGCTCTTTTCCTGAATTGACTTTTGAAAGTTCTTAAGCTTCTGAAGTTATCATCAATAATCAAAACCTTTTTTGTAATGTCAGGCAAATCAGGCAAATGTTTATCTACCTCTCTTCTAAGCTTATCTATTTTACTACTCATATTACCCATTCTTTATCATTAGAGTATCAATTTTATCCTCAACCTCTTTTAACTGGTATTTGACTTCTTTTAATTGTGACTTGCTTAATTTAAACTCAATCGCATTATCTTTTAACGCCTCTAAAGACCTTATTAACATATTAAAGTTTTGCTCTTCCTGCTTTTGTTTATCTCTAAATAAATAAATCACCGTAAACGACAACGAAACAATGGCTACCATCAAAAGATAAACTATAGATTTATCGGGGTGCGCGTCAATATATTCAATAATATCCTTCATGTTATTTAAAGTTATTCATTCTATCGATCAAATAACTGGTTTCAACGAGTAATTATTAAGTCGCTGTCCCTAAGATAGTTTTATAATAGTTAATTGGACAGAGTTAGCATCTTCAACACCCGCTAAAGTAGGACTATAAGACGTTAACCCTCCATTGTCAACACCCGCTGAATCCCTGATTATTTGCACCACAATCTCCATGCCTGCGACCGCCTCTAGCTCAGAAGTGGTTTCGAATGGCAGCGCTATCTTTTGATCATCTAATATAGCGTACATTGTGTTTGTTCCTTGTGTGCCATTTACTAGGAACCTCCCCAATAAATGAGCCTCCCCCACCCCTGTAGACCTTCCGAAGTGACCGCCAAATATCAACTTATATCTACCCTTTTGATTAAACGTAATTAATCCAGCAGCATCCACCATTACGGGGTCACTTGCCGTACCTTCTCCCGCTCCATAAGTTACTTGCAGTGGGTTGTCTGTTCCTACTGGATCTTGGTTTACAAAAGACGAAACATTAATAACGGTCACGTTTCCGCTTACCCCCGCAAGCGTTGCGTTTATAATAGCTAACGGCTCAGAAACCACATCACCAACAGCCTCAGTTGCAAATACATTTAAGGTTGATCCGTCATCTATATCATAAAGCTTATCAACAATGAACGAACCCCCTTGGATGTTAATTATATCACCAGACACTTTTGACTGTATAAACGTTCCGGAACCATCATCTTTAGCATATAATATGTTACCAGAAAAGAAGTTTGGGTCGCCTCCTGCAACTTGTGTACCTATTCCAGCACCTCCATTTAACAGTTGCAGCTCAGATATGACAAAAGATATCCTACTCCCGTTCTTCGCTTTTACTCCAATACCTCCATCTACGGATATAACGCCCGCGTCAACGTGCATAACCCCCATGTTAAGTAGCACTCCATTCTGAGCCGAATCGGATACAATCAGAATATCTACGCCAACCTTAGCGAAGCCTGTTCCTGTTGTTTTTTTAACAACACTACCCCCAGTCGTCGTTTTCTGTAACCGTCTAAATAAAACAATACAGTTGTCGGAAACATCAAGCGTTCCGTTAAGAGACGCGCTACTAGCATCTATATGCACCCATTCAGGAAGGTCTACGTCCTCAGTATAATCACTTGTATCAAGAACCTCGATTGTAATCTGGTTGCCAACAGCGGGAGTAAGCAATGAGGCTGCCGTGACTGCTGCGTTTATTGTTAGCTTTGATTCATTAATATTTATCCCTGAGCTTGAGTCGCTCCCCGTCTTAGATACATATATTAATTGACTCTGGTTCCCAAGGTTGAGTATGCCAGAACCGTCTCCTTTTAATTTTACTGCGTTTATTTCGTCGTGTTGCATAGCTTATTTATATCAATTATTATGTTCTAAAAGCAAACTCTCTTTCTGCTACCGTGTTCTGTGAATCGCTATCTAAATGTATTCCGTCGCCTATAAACGATAAATCATCAGTACTTAAAATGTCTGCATTATGTGTGTTTGCAACATACATTTCTTGCACATCAATCATATCCTGAGTAATAACATCATCATAAGGCGTTGCTAAGTCTGCTTTTACTATGGTAATGTGCCTAAATGTTATTGTTTTAGCTTGTAGGTCTTGTATGAAACTAACTAAAGCATCATAATATAAACCAACTTGATTACCTACTACGTCACCATTCCATTGATTCCATTGAAACCATATTTCATAATCATCACCTAAAACAGCCCTTGCTGCATTTATTTCAGATATTAATTGATTCCTTAATGCGCTTCCATCGTACCAATCATCAATCAAACTTGTACCTCCTAAAGCAACCTTGACCTGATAGTTAGGTCTAGGTGATGCGAACGCTAAATTTAATTCCATTCCATGACCTCCCGAAGCTCCCTTATTATTAACCCCATACTCTAATACCTCAAACGTTGAGTTGTTCCAAATAAAAGAATTTAAACTAGGGATAAGTAAATTAGGGTCAGAGGGAGCGCCATTGTTCGTGCCTACTTGATTCGATTGTCCAGCGTCAACAGATAAAACTTTTTTCTCTGTGCCTCCTAGATACTGGTGACTTAATATAGCTCCTATCTTACTCATTATGCGTATTCATTATGTATGGATAAAACTTCTGCACTTGATAATGCTTTGTCATAAAGCCTTGCATCATCCATTAAGCCGTAAAAACCACGTACCCCGACAACGCCACCATTATCATTACCAAAACCAATAGACCCTCCAGCGGCAGAGTCTTGATCATCTGAGAAATCAACGGATACCCCATCAATGTAAAGTTCCATGTGTTTACTTGGCTCGTCGTAAGTTACGCACACAGAACCCCAAACCCCTACGGCTGGTGCGGATGCTACCACAGAAGCAAAACTAGCGTGCCCGCATTGTATGTTGCCATTATTAGGAATAAACATATAAGCGTTAGGAGCTGACGTGTTTGCGATTAATCCGTTGGCTGTTGTTGTACCAGAGGCATTACGTTTTATCCAACAAAATTTAGTGTAACTATCAGTTAGTACTATATCTGTATCGATAAAACCTGTTTTATTAAATACGCCTGAATGAGTACCTTGTTTTTTATCTCCTGCATCAAATGTGATAGGTGTTCCGTTCGTGGTGTTTAGCGCACCCGAACCACTTTGATCTAATATCGTATTATCAAAAGTTATATAGTTAACAAATGAGGTTAAAATAGATACGGAAGTTCCAGCAAATGCAGCGGCTTCATTGAAGGAAATATCTCTTATCCTTTTATCAACAGAAGCATTCTTAACATAATCCATTGTGATTACCTCCAAATCAATAACGTCCTCATCTGTGGTTACCGTTACGGTATCTCCCGAAATAGAAATATTATTGTTTGTGAATGTTGCTGTATTAGTTCCGTTTATAACTATATCTGATAAGTCTGGTATACTACCAGCGTGTAAATTTTCATCATAAAGAAGTTTAAACTCATTTAGATTAGGAGACGACACCGTAATACTTAGCAAGTTGGGCATATCAGATTCAGGTAATGGGAGAACTTGATTAACTACAGTCATCCTATCGTAAAAACTCCCAACAAGATTATTGTTAAAAATGTAGCTTATAGAGTTTCTTTTATTATTATCTAAAACATCACCTCTTATATTAAAAATAGAAGTTAAAGCGTTTATATTGTTACCGTCAATCCATTGTATTAATGAACTAGAGCCTGAAGCGTGACCCATAACCGCTAAGTCTAAAGTTAAAGTGCCTGTTTGTGTAGTAAGTTGATTTCTATTACCTCCTTTAAATGTAATAACCTCCTCAAATGGCTCCTCTGTATCTGAACCTAATATGGTTACGGCACTACCTCCATTACTAATCAATACAGCAACATTAAGAGAATTATCAGAAGTCTCAATTCTTACCTGATTTAACCCGTCTGTAATGTCTAAGCCAGTTGTATAATAGTCGTTTAACTGTCGAACAAAATCACCGTCAGTATCTCTAGCCTCAAATGATAAATTATTAGTACCTAAACCGTGAGTATAAACAAAGTAATGAGTTGAGCCAACCCCTTCACCTCCAGCACTCCAATCACCAGAGCCTATTACAGCCACTTTTGCTGTGTCAATAGGCGTTCCACCGCCTCCTCCTGTTCCTGTAGCTCGTCCCGTGTTTTCGTTCTTCCAATCTTCAAACGCGGCTTGACTTGCAAACGCTACACCCTCTAGAGTGAAGTCAGACCAAATTAAGTTTTTTAAAGTCCGTTGAGCGTAATTTTTATAGAACACCGTAAACAGGTCAGAGGTGTTTGTTTTCTTTCTAAACTCTACTAGCGCGGTTGACTGGTCGAATACGTCAGTTGTAACAGTATCAGTTACGTAAATATAATTTCCTTTAATTTCTATGTTCTTACTCATTGCTATAAATTAACTATATCCTGTATTTGTGTTTTTCCAATCCTCAAAAGCTGATTGACTACCAAAAGGCACGCCCTCAAGCGTAAAGTCTGACCAGATTATATTTCGTAAACCAAAAACCTTTTTATCATTATAGAATACAGTGAAATCTTCTGACGCTGTTTTCTTTTTTCTTATCTCAACAGAAACGGACGCTTGATCAAAAACGTCACCTGTTACGGTGTCTGTTATGTATAGATAATTATCTTTTATTTGTAAATCTTTTGCCATTATATTCTACCTACATAGTCTTTACTTGACCCGTTAAACTCTGGATAAATTGATGCGTTATCACAAATGTAACTTTGAATTGCCTTATAGGTTCTTACACCCCTATTGTAATTAGTCAATAATGGAGTGGCTGCCAAGTCACCATCATTCGAATTATCTGAGTCGCTTTTTTTAACCCCTGCAATAGTTAACACATTTGTCCCTCGCCTTCCATTTTGGAAAAAGACAAATGTTTTAATCATATCTATAATTCCTTTGCTTAGTATTTTGTTCCTACAACTATCCTCTAAGATGAATTTATCCCAAATCTTAGTAAACCTATCTGTTTGTGGCACGTTGTTACCATCCAAATCATCGATTAATAACCCAGCTAATTCAATCCCTAATAAACAATCAATAAGATCCTCTTCAGTATCCTCTATGTCGTTATTTAAGTCCTTGACGGTTATAGTATTAAAAGGTAGGACAAAACGACCTACCTCATAATCTTTGTATGTTGTTATAGGATATCCCATTTACTTTTTTGCTTCTTTTTTCTGTTTCGGCTTAGAAACTTTTACCTCAACCTTTTTGGCGAATCCCTCTTTAATTAATCGCGAACCATGAGCGTCTAACACTTTAAGTTCAGCACCCTCCGATATTCCTGAAGGGTGCTTTTTTGTGAACTTAATTAACATATTATACAGTGATTGCGGTAATTGCAGTAGCAACGTCAGAACATTGCATGAAAGCGTTGAAATCAGTTCCTTTAACTAAGAATTGTAGTCTAGTTGTTGCTAACAAAGTAGCGAAACCGTCAACAAAATTCTCACCGTTTTCAGTACTCATAGAAAGCGAATTAGAACGTCTATCTAAAATCACGCCTTTGCTGCTGTCTATTACGTATAGCTCGTTTTGAGGAACATCAGTACTAGAAACGATTAACAAGTCTCCTACAAATACATTACCACCTACAGAAGTAACACGTGGATCTAAATAACGACCTTGAGTATCTTTTGCAGACTGAACAAACTTGAAGAAATCACAGTTGTTAACAATTGCAACGTTTGCTTTATAAGCGTTGTTTTTACCTAGCTCATCAATCTGTGTTGCCATACCTAGAATTAAATCAGAGTAATTAGCCTTTTCGATTGAAGCTGTAAGAACACACACAACGTTTGCAGCGGAAAACTCAGAAGCAACTTGGTCGATTGAGTTCATTGACGTTGAAGTATTAGTCCCTAATAATAGTTCTGTATCAACTTTAAACAATAGAGACTCATTAATAAGCTCTCTTGCTTCACCTTCTACAAATGCGTAATCAGAAGCGTAATCAAGGCAGATTTCCATTGTATCCTTATACAATACATCTACAACCCTAACCATTGCAATCTCTGATTTAGTCAAAGAAGTGAACCCAACACCACATTTAGCAACACCTTGAGCGTCTCTAACTGCTGAAGTTTGGTTTCTATATGAGAACGTTTCCGTAACCATTGGCTTGCGCTTAAACAACCCCAAAATAGAAGGTGATTTTACCACTAGTTTTGACAACGTTGTATCAACCTGATCTAATTGACCTGTTTGAGTTAATACAGTGTAATTTGTAACAGCCTTTTCATCAACCAAAACAACGGACGAACCTCTAGTAGTTTTAAAAGCTTCAATCTCTGTTGCCTTTTCTTCAATTACTTTTCCTAAGAAGGACTTTGTGTCAACTGGAGCTGATTTTTCTTCTTTAAGCTTCGCAACCTTAGTACCTAATTCAATAAGTGCCTCGCTGTTCTTCTTAGCAATCTTGTCAGACGCCTCCTTACCTTCTTCAAGGGTTTTAACTTTCAACTCTAAGGCTGCCTTTTCGCTTGCTTCATGAGTTGCCTTTTCGGTCAAGTAAATTCCTTGATCCTTTTCTTCAAGAGCGTTAAACTCTTCTATTGATTTGTATTTAAACATTTTCTTTTTGGTTTTAAAATAATAAAATAATACTCGGTTTCTCTTTGTCGTTAATCCCTTCATCTGTTGGAGTGCCCTTAAACTGCTCCAATGATTTCACTTGATCCTCCAACATTGATATTTTCTTCTTTAACTCTAATACTTTTTCCTCTGAATACTCACCTTTTTCAATCAAGGATTTTATGTCCAGCAATGGCGTTTCTCCGTTAGCACCCAAAAAACTAAGTGAGCTATATTCTTTTAGGTCCAATTCCTTGAGGATGTTTGCCCCTCCGTTGGCTTTTGACTTCTCTTCCTTAACAACAACATAGCCTATTGAGTGCTCCAGTGTGTTGCCGTTGTCTGCCATGAACTTATAATCGGAAAAGATATCCTTAACGAACTGTTTTTCAATATTCATCTTAGATACTATATCAAGCCCCTCAGAGGTCTTAGTTATCTCAATAGGTAGCCCAACAAGCTTAGACCAGTTATGATCCTGTAGGTGCTTAATTCTAGATCTTTGAGAAGACTTAAAAACGCTAATAGTTTGATTGAATGCTTTTTCGTCAACTATATCACCATAAGAATCAACGTTTCCGAATGCCGAAACTCTAATTTTTACCTGTCCTTTTTCGTCAACGTCCTCAACGCTTGACTTTAGATTAATTTTTTTCATCTTCTTTTATTTCTTTACCCACTATCAATATAGCTTTATCCCTATCGATTTTCATTATGTTAACCAAGGTTTCTATCTTAGACTCTACTGATGACCTTGTTTGCATTATAGTAGCTATACTATTAATGTTTGTATTATCCTTTTTAGCCTTAGTTTCTTGGTCCTCTTGAAGTACTGGAATATTAGATAAGTCCTGTACTATCCTCAGTTCTTTGCCCTCAAAGTCGTTGTACGCTGGAATTATTCCATCATACCCACTGATAACCTTTTGATTGTTTGGTACAACAGCCCTCTCATAAACGGACTTACTGACCGATTTCATGTTGTTGAACGTGCTGGCCTCCTTATCGTTAAATAAAGAGCTGTCTACCTTGAAAATATTACACAAAGTTCTACGATCAATAACAACGCCCTCTAAAACTTGCATTTGTTGAGAGGTTAACCCTAGAGAATTAACGTCTATTTTTGCGGGAGTAATAACGTTTTTACCGAATTTCGAGGCTCCCCCAACCCTCTTGTCCATTGCTTTTTGAATCTCACTCTGTTCCCCTGGAGTCATCAACAACATATCAGAGCCAGAAGAAATAAGGTTTGCAGCACCCCCATTCTCTAACATGGACCCACTAGCAACGCCTCTATTGTTCGAGCTAATGATTGAAGCGTAAGCAGCCTGTAAAGGACTTAGACCTCTTTTTGATTGTAGCCCTGCTACCGATGGATTAAGTAGTTTATTGTGGATTATATCTTCAGGAGTATAATCTATTTGTATGGTGTTATTTCTTGAGTATTGAATTGTACTAACATCTCCAAAAGTATTAAACAAGAACTCGACTAAATTAGATTCCAATAATTCCGTTTCCGTTACTAACTCAAAAGATGAAATAGTCTTTTTCCAGAAGATATCCCCTGTACTTAATAGATAAATTAGTGTGTTATATCTAAAATCCTTCTCAGATAATGAATTATTAGGCTTTGTAATTAACTTATTCAATAGACTTTCTGCGTCCAGCTCCCAGCCTTCTGATGTTTTTTGCTCAACTAAAAAAGGGATGTTTGAGCCTAATTCCGCTAATGAGGTTTCAATTGAGTAAACATCTGGATTAGATATAAAGCCCTCTTCAATTAACTTATTGTCACCCGTAGCACCTCTGTATTGGAAAAGATTGTTTATCGCATCTATTGAAAGGTTTGCAATGTTGTTAAATGATTGGTGATCCGTTACTGACTTAAGTTGCAAATCGAATTGCTGTTGTTTTTGATCTAAAGCCACCTTCACAGCCCTATCCCTTCCTAATAACTTATCAAAATAACCCATGTATCAAATTAATTATTGTTAAATATACTAATAAATTTAATTTATTGAATCAAAATTATGAATGTTATCGAATTAATCGGGTTAAAACATAACGCACTGGGTCTCCGAACATGTGATTATGGTCATCAATAGGTACTGATTTTGTCGCCTTATCTATCCACACATAATTTTTAAGCTCCTCCTCTACTTGTGGTGAATTACCACATACTACAATCTCATAGTTTTGAATCTTTTTAATCCCGCTTAGTATTGACGGCTTTACTACTGGGTAGATATTTATTCCCTCTCTTCTGATTTCATTAATTAATCTAAGCTCTGAGTTGTCAGCAATTATTACGCTCTTACCACAGATCTCCTTAAAGTTTTCAATGAATTGATCTGTTTTCATGCCGTGAGCGTATAGTTTCTGCTCAACGTAAAGGAGTTTTTTCTTACTGTCTACAGCAACCTTAATCAACGTACTAGGATCTTTAGCGAAACCCCAATCACAGCCAAACATAAAAGGGAGTGCTTCATCAAACTCTCCATTGGTCCAATTCTCAAATATACAACCCTCTAAACGACCCGCCAGTCCCATCCCGTAAACCTTCCACCAATTAGCCCAATAATTATTCTTTACATTCTCTTCTTTAATAAGTTCATGGTCTGGTAACTCTGGGTTAATGAACGCCTTTGCTTTCTTAATGAATAAATCTTCTAACGTCTCTGGTGGTATTGCCTCATTATCTTCAAAGGTAAGATTTAGGAACTCACTGTTAGGCTCCTTCAATACCTCGGTGTGTGCCCAAAATTCACTGTTAGGATTGAAGTCAATAAACACCTCTCTTGATCTAATAATTAAAGCGTCTGCTATTTCGTAACTAATATGATTAGCCTCGTTTATAAAAAGTATATCTCTCTTACCTGATGCTTTTGCTTTCCCGAAAGTATCAAATGATTTGAACTGTATCCTAGAACCGTTCTTAAACGTGTATTGCATTGGCGAGCCTATCCACCCACTTTCAAACCAGCGATTAGTTTCGCGCATTACCGTTTTAAAGATATCTAAAGGACCGTCTTTAACCGCTGGGATACTCTCACAAACAACCGTAATCTTAATGTTAGGAGTCTTTGCCGCCTTATCTATTAGTATAGGAATAATGGCGTACGTCTTACCAGCACTAGTCCCTCCTTGAATAACCTTTTTACGGGCTTTCATGGCTAGAATCCTGTTAATGGCTGTTGTTCGCTTAAATGCCATTTATACTACTCCTCTGGGAAAAGTGGCTGTTCTGTCTTTAACGTTGTTTCAACTTCTGACTTATCCTTCCACCCCATATTTTTCAACGCAAATATGTGTCCCGTAACGTTCTTAGAATCAAGCGATTCCTCATGATATTTTTCAATAAAAGTTATGGCTGTTTTTAATATGTAAGAGTACTCAGGTATTTTTTGGTTGTCGTAAATGCTTTGCCTTGTTGAATATCCTAAGTGTAAGGCTAGTCCTGTGATAGTTGGTCGGTGTAAAAAATTAGTCTTACCCCCCTCTTTATCTTCAACGCCCTCTATTAGAATTGAGTTGTAATAACTGTTTATTAATTCAACTAATTCATTAACGTCTTTTATTACTCTCGGGTGTCCTCCATTACTGAAGTTTCTTTTAAATATATCTGTTAGATCTTGTCCCATGCTTTAAATATACAAATAATTACTTTGAACACTAGATTATTGATTGAAGGTGATTAAAATCAAGTTAGCCCCCTACCCCCTAATAAGAGACTAACCTAATCAATCAACCGTTTACTTATCACACTGAGTTACTTCATGCTTTGGCTTACACCCCACGCAAGTTAAGAAAGTAGGAATGTAATTTAAGATTTGTTTTGTATTTAAAGTCCGACAAAATACTAATGCCAGACTCCTTACTATCTCAATAGGTTATGCTCAAAATACCAATGCTAGGCGGGGGTTCTCATTACTATCTTATAATGAAAAAAGCCCTAAGTATCTCCAGTACTTTAGGGCTTTAATGTCTATCAGAGCGATAGTTTTAATGTCTTAATTGAGTTACTGGAGATAACCACAGTTCAAATATACTATTTTTTATTTCCCTATCCTCTTAATCATTAAAATAACTTCAAGAAAGAAATATACACCCCCGAAGGATAGAATAAACCATTCATCAAAAGGTAAGAATAACGGATATAATACAATGTTAATCCACGCTGTTTGGCAATAGATACAAAGCCCTAAAGGTTTTAGAATACTTCTTTTAAGCTGCTTTCCTTTGCTCTTCTCGTATAGATGTATCAAATAATCGTAATACCGATGGAATATCATTTCTTTCTGGTAGCACTCTAGAAGAAACGCTCCCAACCCCGCTATCGTGAGGTAATATAATACGGTCAACATCACACCCTTGACTTCCACAGCTATTTTTTATGTTATCACTTTTCATAAGTAAATTTAATCAATCTATAGCAAAAAGTAAAGTGTTTGTATTATTCAGGCGTGTTCTCCTTAGATATCCCTTCTAATAAAATTACCTCTTCTTTTGTAAAAAACTCCTCGCTAGGGAAACAGCCAATACTATCCACAAAATCAACTCCCTCCATATCTCTTACGTGATTCATGTATTTGGTTAATAAACCAACTAGGTTTATTAACGGCTCTGGATTAACATCAAAAGTCATTATCCTATTCTCTGACAATTCATTAGTTTGAAGTTTTGCAAACTTTTCTATGTCAATTTCACCGTCTTCTCCTATTAAATGTTTTGGACATTTGTAATTACTCTCTTCGCTCATAATATTTTGTATTATCTCGGTCAACTGTTATGGTTTGGCTGTTTTTCACTTTCTAAAAATTCCTATAATAGCGTCTATAAACCTAACTATTAAATACACCGGCAATGTATAGGCTATAACTAACATGCTCCTGACCATAACATTTAAGACCTCTTGGCTGTTGTTAAATATAACTACAAAGAACGTGCAGCACAATACAGCAAATGCAACCTTTAATAATGTCGATAATAATTTTTCTGCTTTTTTCATAATATTTTAATAAGTATACATCTCTACTATTTTACCGAAGAACACCGCTGTTATGAACGCTGCGATTAACAGCATTGCTAATTCTTTACTTTTCATGGCTTTTTTTGTTTTGTTTTAGCGTGTTGTAAGCAATAAAATTAAAATAACAGTCAAATCCTATCACCTTTTTTTTTGGTTGTTAAAGAAAACGACTCTACTCCTTTAACTTTATATTTTACACCATCAATAAACACCTCACTATTAAGTAAGTCATTATTGTCCCTACTCCTTTCAACGTCATTTTCTACAATATAAACAACACCCCTACCTTTTATTTCGTAATTATCTAAACTATTATATTCCATATTGTTTTATTTTAACATGTTGTATGAAATCACCTTCGGTACGCTCAAGCTGATTCATACAAAGACGTTAACCCTAATACAAGTCGTCTTTGGGTGCTAACCAAGTTCCTAAACCTTCGTAGTTGTTGACTATAGCTAATTTTATACTCCCGTCTTTCGCAAGATAATTCGGCTTACAAAGTACTACGTGCGTATCTAATAAAGTACTAGGGTTAACACTATCTAGATGTAATTTTAACTCGGTTTCGTAGTCGTTTAGCAAATCGATTACTTTTCCTACAGGTATTCCTCTATTGTAATCTAAGTCTCTATCACTAAATCTCATGTATTCCTTAATCCACTTCTTATTATCTTTCATTTCTTCGTTATTAAATCGTTAAAACTACAACTAGCCTTACCATTAGCGAGAAAAAGGGTCTTGGTTTTTAAACTTCTTTTCGGTTAACTCTTTTAATCTCTTATTGTCGTGCTCTAAGAACGGCTTCGTTCTATCCCTATGTGTTAACAAATTATACTCCTGAATCTCTTCTATCGTTAAATTGCTCTCGCTAACACTATGTAAAAAAGAATTGCTTGCACACTTACAAGGGTTTCCTAAACAAGTGCCACAATAATTTCCTATTTTAAAATTTTCTAACATAATCAACTCTTTTTACATTTAACATTACTACCCTTTTATCTCAAACTCATACCCTAACTTATCAAACAGCTCCTGCATTGTGTGCTTTGGGGTTATCTTCTTGCGCTCCCAAACAACGTCTACAACGCTTTGAGCTGTTAGCCTTTTTGTGTAATGGGGTGAGTGTACTGGGCTTAATACTCTTTTTACTTGTCTTATACCCTCCCAGTTTACAATTTCATTATAAACGCTAGTATTATAATCTCCATCAATGTCAAAATCTACAATTTGACCGATCACCCTATTACCTTTTGCGGTTCCCAGCATTACAGTGCCGCTACTTCCATTAGTGAACTCAATCACCATTCCTGTTTTTAATTCGCTTATTACCATAATTTTATTATTTCAACAACCATTGAACATATTACTACACTAAACATGATGTAAACAACTATTAACTTACTGGTCATGATATTACCACTTGCCCCCTATCAATATCATACGTTCTTATTACTTTCATTCCGTGTAGTTTTTTTATGTCAGAATCAACGCTTATCAACTCCTTGTTGTACTTGTTTATGATATCGTAATCGGTCTCGTTAATTACTATTTGAGACGGTACAGCCGTATGAGGTCTTTTTGTTACGTTATAAAACTCGATTTGTATTAATTGAAATAACTCCTGTGGCGTGTGATCTTTTAGCATGATATTAATTGAAATTCTCCTTTAGACTCTTTTTTAATGTAGATTTTAGTATACCTTTTTGTTGTATTGTCACGGTGCTCGGTAAAGTCCTTTATCCTATAATCATAAATAACTCTATCTTTCTTTAGGGATTCTAAAAGACTCTTTTTGTCTTCTTTATCTAATCCCTCTAAGCTCTTTGCTAAGGACTCATTCGCTTTGTCTGCTGGAGCCTCTTCTATAGGTACAACCTTGAAGTCATTATCCGTTTTTTT